GTTGATGGAGTTGATGGAGTTGAAAGTGATTGTTGTGATACACTCTCTTGTCCTCCTTCTGCAGATGGATTCAACCAACCTTCTAAAATACCTTTCAATTCATCATAAGTTAATTCTGAATAGATATCAGTAATATTAGTTTGTCCTTCTAACAATTGTTTTACTTGCGCTTCATCGTTTGTTATAGGAGTTTGAGTTGGTTTTACTCTAATTGTAGTTACAGGATATGAAGTCCCTGCATCTTCAGCTGAAGTATATTCAATAGTAATATCTCTACCAGTTGTTGGTTCAGTAATATCACCATAATCAGGATCTGCGATATATCCTAAGATTTCTTGATAAACAGTTTTACCGAATCCCCAAAATTTGATTCCTTCACCTTCTTCACCTCTAACTAATACAGGTACAAAAGTTCTTAACTTCGGTTCCATTTTCTTAGCTGCTTTCCAATCTTCTTTATCACCCATTCTTTTTAGTTTGTCAGCAAACTCTACAATAGGGTCTGGTCTTCCAAACGAAGAAGGAGATAAATAAGTTTTGTTGTTGATGTTGTAGTGAAAATACAATTCGATGAAAGGATTTTCTTTGTTGAATAGGTAAGGTACAATTCTTACTTGATGTTTACCAGGAGTTGGTTTCCAAAGATTACTTTTAGAATTACCAGTGTTTTGTAGTTTGTTCAGTCTACCTCTGATTGCGCTTAAATCTAGTGCCATAATTGTTTAAATTTTATTGTTTTATTTATTTAATGGTTTTATTTTGGTGTGTTTCCTACACCTTATATAAATATCAAAAAATCCACTTTTAAGTGGGTATTTATCCATTTGTTATACAAATATACGAAATAAAATTGATACTGCCAAATTTATTTTTACTTATTTTCAAATTTCTTTTTAGAGTGTCCATTTTCTTCATTTGTTACACAAATATACGAAAAATAATTGATATAAACAACAAAAGAGGGAAATTTCTTTCCCCCTTTTTCAATTTGTTTCGTTTTTATGTATCTATACGATATCGTTAGATTCTATCAATGTGTATGTGAAAGAGTTTCCCCATACATCTCTAGCCTTTCTACAAATTTCCATAAATTCGTTGAAGTCAGATTCCTTAGAGAATACTTGACAACCAGCAGACCATTTATCAATTTGAGTTGAACCATTTTCAAACTTACCAGCTTTATGAATGTTGATTCCAAATATACCTTCTTGTACATTCTCTTCAATCATATCATATTTACCATCTTTGTTATTATCTCTATAAACTTTAACAGGT